ATCACGGATTCCTTGCAAAGCCAAACCTCGTGCAGCCTAATAGCTTGTAAGTATCCAAACACGGAGGCCGCTATGGCTGTTCTGTCCGACAGCTCTCGGGAGCTCGTTCGCGCACGAGTCGCAAAATCGAACCGCGACCCGCTCAGCGTCACAAGGAGCGAGCTACGCACCGTCGTCAACACCCTCGATGGCTTCATCGACGAGAACGTGCTGGCGTTCAAGGCGCTTCTCGATGCGTCGGGTTCGACCCTCACCGATAAACAGCTCGACTTGATGCTGGCCGAGATCGCGACGAGGCGCATGGAGGAGAGAGCCTAATGGCGTTTGACCTGATCTTTGATGCCGCTGCGGGTGTCGGAACCTCTGTCAATTATGCGTCAGCCGGAGTCGATACCGCGGCGACGTTCGACACAATCGATGGGCCGCTACCCGTTCTCGACTTCGGCGACTCGACGAACCACGGGGCGATGTTCCGTGGTGTGCTGCCGGAGAGCTACGACTCGGGAGCAAGCATGACGGTCAAGTGGTACTGGCACGCCGACACGGCGACAGGGAGCGATGTCAAGTGGGAGGTGTATTACATGCGTCTTCAGGACATCACCGATGATTTGACATCGACGAGCGCTTTCAACGCGACCGGTGCGAACGTCACCGATACAGCTCACTCGACCGCCAAAACATCGCAGTCTGTATCGACGACCATCTCCAACGCCAACATGGATAGCGTTGCCGCAGGCGAGGAATTCTACATGCTCATCGTCCGCGATGCCGACGACACCAGCACCGACACGATGAGCGGCGATGCATGTCTCCACGCGGTGAAGCTGAGCCAGGCGTAGCGAGATGGCGCGATCGTTCACATCGGGAAGCTCGACTCATCTTACGATGACCAGCGCTCCGTACCCATTAGGGGGCGGCGGGTTTTCGATGTACTGCCGATGTTGGGCGACTGCCGTGCAGAGCCATGTCCCGCTGAGCTACGCGGTATCAAACAACCACGGATGGCGGTTTTCGCTCACCACAGCGGGATCTAATCAGACCTTCAGATGGTACCCAGGCGACGGTTCTACCTTTGTCGATGGCGGCACTCGGAGCGGCAATCAATGGCGCTCGTTGGTCGGCACGACAAACAAGAGTGACGATCATCGATACTACGTCGATGGTACAGAGTACACATCGACGACATCCATCACGATCGGGACAACGCCAGACGAGTTTGCCGTCGGTCAATATGCTCGCTACGACTCGAGCAAATTTACGGGTTACGTCGGAGAGGTCGCAGCGTGGGACGAGCAGTTAACAGCAGACGAGAGCACTGCTCTATGCGATGGTGTCTCGCCGCTCCTGATCCGACCCGCATCGATCCTCGTATACTCGCCGCTGAATCACGGTCAAGCCTCGACGGATAACGAACCTGATCTCATTTCCGGTGGTACGCTGACGCAGACGAACTCGCCCGGAATCGTCGCTCACCCGCCGGGACTGATCTACCCACGCAGGCCGCAGGTTTTTACCGGGACCGCCCCAGCGGGTAAGCCGACTCATTACATGCACTACGCGAGGCAACGCACGGCATGACGCAATGGCTCAAGCTCTCGACCGCTACGACTGTCCAATTCGGGCCGTTCGTCGACAAGACCGATGGAGTCACGCTCGAGACCGGCTTGGCATCAGCGATGGACAACGCGACGACGGGCATCAGGGTCTCGAAAAACGGCGCCGCGTTCGCGGACCGCAACTCATCCACTGTCCCGGCCTACGACGCCATGGGTTGCTACCGCGTCGAGCTTGACGCGACCGATACGAACACGCTCGGCCGTCTGCGAATCATTTTCGAGGAGGCCGCGACCTGCCTTCCTGCGTGGATGGATTTCATGGTGGTGCCGGCGAATATCTATGATTCGCTCGTGCTTCAGACTGACACGCTCGACACGAACATCACCCAGATAGCCGGCGGTACCGTTCCGACGCCTGCGTCTACTGGCGTCCCTGATGTGAATCTGACCCACTGGAAGGATACCGCGGCGGCAGCGGTGGACACCGCTGGTTATCCGAAGGTGACGATTAAATCGGGGGCCGGGGCCGGCGAGATAAACACCACCGCTGGTGTCGTCGAGAACGTCACAACGGTCGGCACGTGTACCACAAATACCGATATGCGCGGGACCGATTCCGCGGCAACCGCTGCCGAACTCGCCACCGTCAAGACATCGACGGACTTTATTAACACGACGGCAATATCGGAGCTCGCAGCGGCCGCGCCGAGTGCTACTCCTACGATCAAAGACGGATTGATGCTGCTCTACATGTGGCTCCGCAACAACACGTCGACAACGGGATCGGGCGGCACGCCTGCGTCGAGTCGACGTGTTAGGAACAACGCGGGATCGACGATCGCGACGGCGACGATTACCGAGGACGCCAACGAAACCCAGCAAGGGAAGCTTGCGTAGAAACGGCCGGTAAATGGCCATGCGGAAGGAGGCCGGTAAATGGCTTTCCGTGACAGGATCAAGGAGTTCCGAAGGGTTCCCGCAGCCGAGCTCGCAGAGAACCCGCGTAACTGGCGCAAACACCCCAAGGCGCAGCAGAACGCGCTGGCCGCCGTGCTCGCCGAGGTCGGATTCGCTGGCGCTGCTGTCGCACGTGAGACCGACGACGGCCTGGAGCTAATCGACGGGCACTTGCGGCGCGACGTCGGCCACGATCAGGAGATCCCGACGCTGATTGTCGACGTCTCCAAGGCCGAAGCGGATAAGCTCCTCGCGACCTACGACCCGATCGGCGCGATGGCCGAAGCGGATGCCGCGATTCTGCGGGACGTTCTCGACGACGTTCAGACCGGCGACGAAGCGCTAGCAGGCATGCTCGACGACTTAGCGAAAGACGCGGGCATTCTCGAGCCAGCGGAGATTGAAGAAGACGAAGCGCCAGAGCCGCCCGAGGAACCCGTAACGAAGCCCGGGGACATCTGGGCGCTCGGGCCGCATCGGCTTCTGTGCGGCGACTCGACCGACGCGGAGGGGGTTGCGCGTCTGCTCGACGGGGCCGAGCCGTTCATCATGGTCACGGACCCGCCGTACGGGGTGGAGTACGATCCCGAGTGGCGGGTAGATTCTGGGCTGTCGGAACCCCGCCGCGGTGCAGTGCAGAACGATGACCGGGTTGATTGGTCAGAAGCCTATGCGCTGTTCCCTGGCGACGTATCGTACGTGTGGCATGATGCGTGCGAGTCGGGGCAGGTCGCCGACAATCTCAGAGCCAGCACCTTCGAGATTCGTAACCAGGTCATATGGCGAAAGTCTCGGTTCGCTATCTCCCGCGGTGCCTACCACTGGCAGCACGAGCCATGCTGGTACGCCGTCCGAAAGGGCTCCACCGCCCGCTGGTGCGGCGACCGCTCGCAGTCCACCGTCTGGGACATCTCGCACGTTAAGAACGAGACCGGGCACAGCACCCAGAAGCCCGTCGAGTGCATGGCCCGGCCCATCCGCAACCACGGGGAGAAGGGCGACATAGTCTACGACCCCTTCCTCGGCAGCGGCACCACCCTCATCGCAGCCGAACAACTCGGCCGAGTCTGCTACGGCGTCGAGATATCGCCCGCGTACTGCGACGTCATCGTCCAGCGCTGGGAGAACCTCACAGGCCAGAAGGCCGAGCGCCATGAGCGATGAACAGCGCGAAAAGAAAGGCGGCGGTGGGGACCGCTGTACGATAGAGGAGCAGGACGAGCGCATCCGGCTCGTCGCCGACCTCTTGGCTCTGGGCTATTTTAAGGCGCAGATAAAGCAAACGGTGATATCGAGATACGGTGTCACTGCCCGTACCGCCGAGCGGTATCTGTCTCGCGCGCGTGAGATGCTGCGGGAGTACACCGAAGAGGACATCGAGGACCATCGCGGCAAGGCGCTCAAGGTCTACTGGGGCGTCGTTCGAGACCCCGCCGCAACCCCGATGGAAAAGGTTCGAGCTCAACAACGCATCGACAAAATCCTGGGTCTCGAGTCCGCTCACAAGGTCGAGCATTCGGGCAACCTGTCGCTCGGTGACATGCTGGAACAGGCCGATGCCGACGCTGACAGCGAAACAGAGTAGGAGGCTCAAACGCTGGAAGGCCGAACCCTGGACATTCTGGAAAGACGTCGAGGGTACCACGTTTACCCCGGACATCATGGCTGCCATGCACGCGCTACAGGTCTCCGATCGCGTCGTCGTTCCGTCAGCGCATGCGCAGGGTAAAACCCATTTTGCAGCACGCTACGCGATACATTTCATGCAGTTCAATCGGCCGTCGCGTGTCATCACTACGGCGCCGACGTGGTCGCAGGTGGACGAGCTGTTATGGGCCGAGATGCGCATGGCTCGCGAGCAGTGCCGTATAGAGCTCGACGGCGAGATGCCACCGCGTGCCTGCGAGTGGCGGATTTCCCCGAATCACAAAATGATCGGTCTGTCCCCGACCGAGCCGAACAAAATGATCGGGCACCACGAACGGCATCAGCTAATCGTCATTGACGAGGCGGCCGGGGTCGACCCACCGATCTGGGAAGGCGTTCGTCGTATCGCGTCGGGTGGTCGCGTCAAGATCCTGGCGATCGGTAATCCCGAGGCGGCCGAAGGTTCCGAAGAGCCGTTCCCCGCAGCAGCCGCGAGCGATCTTTGGACGACCGTTTACATCGACGGCTACAACCATCCGAACATAACGCGGGGTCGCGACCCGAACGGCGAGTATCCCGTACCCGGCGCGATCACGGCCGAATGGATCGCAGAGGCCAGGGATGAATGGGGCGAAGATTCCCCTATGTTCCAGGCGCTGGTACGTGGTCGCTTCCCAGCCGAAGGCGAAGACACCCTGATTTCGCTCGAGTGGGTGCGGCGTTCTGTCGCACTCCCGAAGTTCACGACAGACAATCGCCGAGTCATGGCTATCGACGTCGCACGCATGGGCGGAGATGAGACGGTCTTCACAGCGCTTGACGGCGCGAATCAGATCTCCATGGAGGCGTTCATGGGATTCCCGGTCGATCGCGTCGTCGACGAGGCGGAACGCTATTTCCATGCACTCGGATGGGACAAACAAAAAGGTCTGATTGTCGTCGATGATGTCGGCCTGGGTGGCGGTGTAACGGACTATCTGACCCGCCACGGCTACAAGGTTTATCCGTTCCAGGGTGGCGCCAAACCCTACGATGAGGGGATGTTCCGTAATCGCCGCGAGGAGTCGTGGTGGTGGCTCCGAGAAGCTCTACGAAAAGAGGAGCTCAAGCTACTCGACGACGATAAGCAGAAAGCGCAGCTAACCAGCATCAAGAAGATCCCGAAGTATGACGGGACCTTTCAGATCGAGCGCAAGGAGGACATGCGGAAGCGTGGGATATCGAGCCCTGACCGCGGCGATGCGCTGGTTATGGCTTGGTACGGACGCAGAGCGCGCGTTAGACTTGAGTTCGGCGCCAGCGATCGGCGCTCGCCGTCTCTGTTCAATCGCGCGAAAGACTCTACTGGTAATTCCAGACACCGATTCGGGTTCTTATCGTGACCTATCCCATCAGCGTCAGCTACGCACGATCGCTCTACCCCCAAGCGCTACAATCGATCTACCGCGGGTTCCGTGAGATTGTCGACACCGATCTCGCGCAGCAGAAGGAACCCGAGATTTGGGACAAGCTGCGCCAAGATGCTGTCGCCGCTCAGGCGATTGACATCCGCTCTAGCGAGATTGCCGGCGATGATTTCATGGTCGTTCCGGCGAAAAACGCGACGGCCGAAGAGAAGGATCTAGCCGTCTGGATGCAGGATGCGCTCGGAGAGATCGACTCCTTCAAGGCGGCGCAGACCCTTGCGGCGCATGGGTATTTCCGCGGTCGATACTACGGGTTTCCCGAGAACGCTGTGCGGCATTTGCAGCTCGGTGGCATCGACGAAATCCCGGCGCAACCCTGGCGCGTCATCACGCGCATCAAGGAGATCGACAAGGACCGCGTTGCGAAGCTCAAGGAGGATGGCGCCTGGGGCTGGTATCTCAAGAGCGCGACGGGGCGCGGCAAGAAAACCCGGCTGACGTCTAACTCGCCGCTCGTCTCGATTGTTTGGTGTGACGAGGAGAGAACGCTGGGTTACGGATGGCCAGCGATTCGTTCCGCTTATTTCATGTGGTGGGCGAAAATGGAGACGCTCCCGCTTGTCCTATCGGGTCTCGAGCGATGGGCCATGGGGCAGATCGACATCGAGATCGATGAACGTACCTCGGCAGGTGGTGATGGCCGGTCCGCTCAAGACGTGATGGACGAGTACATCGCGCAGGCGAAAAAGCACAAAGGAGAGCATGTCTTTGCGCACTCGTCACTCGACAAGGTCAACTTTCACGCGATGGGATCGGACGGTAACGCGATCGCGATGGGTTGGCTCGACTACTGTGACAATGCGCTGCGCGGATATCTCTACGGCTCGGTGCTGCCGCTCGGTGGCCAGGAAGGCGTCGGATCGCTCGCACGTGCCGAGGTCGAGCAATCGGTAGCGCAAAGTCTGATCCAGGCCGATCGCGATTTGAAGGATGAGAAAATGGGCGGCAAACTCATTCGACTCCTTTGGGATTGGAACCGCGACAAGCTACAGCGGATATTCCCGAACCGACCGCGCATGCCAAAGTTCGTTACGACGTCAAAGGAGATCGATGACCCGTCGGCGAACGCGCAGAATGCCGAGGTCGCGTTACGTGCTGGGATTCCGTTGAAGAAATCGGAAGTCTACGAAAAGCTCGGCTGGACAATGCCAGAGGACGGCGATGAAGTGATCGAAGGGTCGGCCGGATTGGACACGCTCCAGGGTGCCAGCGCATCGGGAGGGTTCGGTGGTTCGTTCCGTTAAATCACCGCTGGACGAATTCCAAGATCTGATCGATTCGAGCTCGAAGGAATTCGAGGAATCGATCCTGCAATACACGCGAGCCATTCTTAGCGGTCGACCGGTGGGGCCATCGTTCCAGCGGCTCCATCGTGCTATGTGGCGCTCGATGGCTCTGGCTGATTTGCACGGTCGCCGGCGTCTCGTACTCGAGGCGAAAGCGCTGGAGAGCAGGCAACCAGCAGACGTTCACCAGGTCTTGTTCAGCGCCGGCGAGACCCTTGCACCAGGTAGCGGTCAGGGCTTCACCTCAGCGGCCGAAATCCTCGCGCGCCGTACCCCGGAACTCGCGCGACCGATGGACGGCGAACCACTATGGCGCGCCGTAGCGCGACTTTATGAACGCTCTGACCGCGTTTTTTCCATGGCGCAGCGCGGCGAACGGGTGGTTGCACGGCACACCCGAAGCGCACTCGAGAGAATCGGCATCACACGCGAAGCGCTTCAGCGAGTCATCTCCCGTGGCTTGACCTCGACGCAGTTCGAGGACGCGATGATGGAGATGCAAGGGTTCAGCAGGAGCTACGCGGAGACGGTGTTCCGTACGAACATGAACACGGCGTACACCGACGGCCGGTTCGAACAGGCGAAGGACCCCGACGTGCAGCAGGTGATCGGCGCATTCGAGTACATGGCGGTAACTGACTCGGCGGTACGCGATACGCACGCGACGATCGACGGGGTCACAGCCGCGGTGACGCATCCCATTTGGGAGACGATCCGACCGCCGAACGGCTACAACTGCCGGTGCACGGTGCGCCTGGTCGACAAGCGGGAGTTGCGGGACAAGGGGCTAATTACTCCCGAGGGGCACGTCAAGCCGGTCAAGATTGCGCAGGCTCGCGCATTCGAGCCGGACGAGGGGTTCAGGAAAGAGGCGACCCCCGGCGTCTATTAAGGCCAAGGGTCGATCGGGGGTCCGAACCCGTCTCCGCGGGCGGTTTGTGCTGCGCCGAAATAATTCTTTTTTGTGCTCGATTACTGTTGACGCGAGTGGGTAATCGTGCATAATTAATCATGTAAGCAACGGACAACCAAACCACAAAGGAGCCGAGAACATGTTGCTCGTAAAGAACGAAACCACGAACGAGACCTTCACTTTTGACGAGCTCACCGACGCTCAAGATTACCGCGACGGCCACGAGTGGGAGATCGTCTCTATCTGGGATCGCGATGCACTTATCGGCGAATCGGCCGCTCGCTACGCAGCTCGGCAGGAATCGAAGTAAAGGAAGCCCACCACGAACCACAACCCCCCGAAAGGGGGGTTTTTTTGTGTCCTGAAATAATTCTTTTTTGTGCTCGATTACTGTTGACTCGAGTGGGTAATCGTGCATAATTATCTACATGAGAGCAACGCAAACCACCACCGTGGAATCTCTACCCATGACGACCACCCACCGCATTTACACCCCCGAGCAGACCTACCTCGTCGAGCGGGTTAGCGACTCGCAACCGTGGCTTTACCGTGACGACGACGGCGAGCACTGGGTCCGGACCAAGGACGGCTCGCTGATCAACCCGGACGGCGACACGGTCGCTGGCGCGACGCTGGAGCCGATCCAATGACCGAGAAAACCGAACCGAAACGCGGTCCAGGTCGACCACCAAAAGGCCGCAAAATGATCCGAGCTTACATCGACGCGGACGTCTACGCGGCATTCCTCGAGGAGATCGGCGAGCGCGCGCATGGCGCGATCTCAGAGAAGCTTACCGAGATTTTGCGACGCCGATACGCACGGCGCGGAAGCCTCTAATCCGTCCATTTCGGATATTTGATCTCGCGCGTTTTCAGCGCTTCCTTTGCCAAGCTCGACCATGGGACAGGGCTGAGCTTGGCAGCGAGCTCCAGAATCGACTCCCACAAAATGCGCTCTAACTCGCGCGCCGAAGCCGGGTCATCCGTGTGCTTCTTGATCTCCTCGATCGACTGCCGGATATGGTCGAGGCATGCGGGGAGCTCGTTCATGGCTTCAGCGCCGCGATGTAGCCGTCGACCCCGTGCGCCGCGATCGGGTCCGGCTTGCCATCCCATTTGCGCCGTATCGTCAGCGCGCAGGCCTTATCCCACATGGCAGACCACCATCCGATCTGCTTGTGGATCTTTCCGTTCCGGTCGATGTAGCGCTCTCCTGCGGTGTGCCGGTATCCCCAGCGCCGAGGGGGAAGGTGTGGGACCGGATCGAGTACCCGACGATAGCGCCTGGTACGTTCGTCGAGCTCGTTCAGCCGGTTGTATTCCTGCGCGAACGTTTTATTCCCGACCCGCGGGGAGCCGAACGTCACCACCCGTGCGACGACCGACCCGAGCATGGCCAGCCGGAACGCGAGGATCTGCGCCGCGGCACCTCCGAGCGAATGTCCGACGACGTAGAGTCGGCGATTGCCAGGGGATCGGCAGGCGTCGAACACTCGTGAGAACACTTTCGAGACGTACTCGGAGAACCCCCGATGTACCTCGGCGCCGGGATCGATGGTCGTCTCTGCGCGTGTCTTTCTCAGCCGCAGATCGGTAATCGTGTCATCAATGGATGACGTTCCTCGAAAGCCGATAACGGTCTCGCCATCACGCTCGAAGATAAACGCTTCGGTGTCTCCTTCGATGATCGGCAGGCAATCCCACCCGAGGCGGAATGCCGCATCCTGCGAATCTCCCGGCTCAAGGTAGCAGACCGCGGAGAGCTGCGCGGCTTCGTGGTCGCTAAGCATGGGGAACGCATTCCACATCACCGAGCTCTGGCAGCTTTAGCGGCTCTTGGGTCAGAGCGACACGCACCAAGTTCTTCAAGATCGACAGATTGTAGATCGTCGTATAAGGCGCCTGCTCCTCGGGTACGGCGATCAAGCTGGGTCCGTCGCTCGCCGCGTTGTCCTGGATCAGCGAGCATTCGCGCGCGTCGTTCGCATCGGTGACCTGTAGTAGCACTTTGTGACGGTGGTCGGTGGCGAGCGCGAGCATGCACGCGCCGAAGAAGCGCCGAGCTTTCTGTTTGGTCACGTAGCCTTTTTCGAGCAGCTTTCCCAGCGCCATGAACGCAGCGAGCTCCATGCCGCTCAGGCCGAGGCAGAGCGGTTCCCCTGGCGTCGGCTCATGCGCTGCTCCGTGCTTTTTGAACGTCTTGATAACGTCCTTCGGGACTCCGAGCTTCTCTGCTAACTGGCGATCGGTGATCTGGATGCGCTGCGGCGCGGTGGTCCTGCGGGGTCGAGCCAAGGGACGCTCGAACATGCGGTCGGGGTCTGTTCTGTGCATGGCCATGGGTTCCCAGGTCAAAAGGATCGGCGCCGCAGGTGTGTACAAGCCGGGACCCGAGTTGAGATCAGGCGCAGCGCCGATCAACACGAATGCACGATACAACGTAGGATGCTCCTTGACATGCACGAAATGGACATCGACCATACAAAACGTGTACAACCGGTTCCCGGTAGATGGTTCTATGCCTGGAGATCTGATAGGAACCGGATACCGCGCTGACGTCGGAGAGACGGCTACGATCTACGATGTGCCGATCTTTGCCGAGGTTCCGGCAGGGGTAAAGGGGCTCGAGGAAGCGCTTGATCGCGCTTGGCTCGAAGAGGCGCTCGCGACCCATCAGACTCTATTCCTCGAGGGTTACATGGCGCCGATACACATCGGACACCATGGCAACACGGATGCGCCAGAGTTCGCTGGGCATGTCCGCTTAACTCGCGTCGGTGACATCTCGATCGGTGGGGAGCTCAAGGCCTGCTTGTTCGCCGATCTGGTCAAGGTTCCGATCGACATCTATGACCGCATCCGCTTGGGTCTCTTGCCGTCTCGATCCCCGGAGATTCCGCACGGCAAGGCCGAAATCCGGTCTCTTGCTCTTCTGAGCGACGAGGCACCCCACAACAAGATGCCGCTCCTCGAGATCGGAGAGGAACGGCAGACGACTATTTTTGAGACGTCCGAAGATCCGCTGATGGCGGTCGCTGCGTGCGACACCTCTTCTGTCGCGATCTTCAGTTTTCATGATTTCCCCCACCCAAATACGGAGGTGCCGATGGCGACCCCGAAGACCAAGACGACCCGTAGAAAGTCGTCGAAGAAGGCAACGGCGAAGAAGCCATCGGCGAAACCCGATAACGTTTTCGCCGATGATGACGACGGCGGCGACGACGACGATGCCGAGCTGCAAGACGGCGCTGGCGATCTCAAGGCGCAGATCGATCAAATCCTCGACTGGATGAAGGCCGTGCAGCCGCTGATTGACGCCATGCAGGGCGGCGGCGCTCCTGCTCCAGCCGAGGACGAGCCGGTACCCGCTGAGTTCTCGGATTCCGAAGGGGACACGAACGACGATGCGCAGGCTGCGCTTGTCGGTCGCTTGACGGTGCTCGAGGACAAGCTTAATGCACGCGACGAGGCCGACGAGGTCGCAGAGTTCTGCGATTCGACGTTAGACGAGCTCGATTCCGAAGGTTACGAGATCACGGCTAACGCTCGATCGAATCTCTCAAGCCTGCTGAAGAACGCGAAGGACCGCAAATCAGCGGCGCAGACCTTCGCTAGTTCGATTCGTGAAGGTGGCCGCATGAAGCCAGCCGAAACGCTCGCGGAATTCGAAGACGGACCCGGAACTGCGATGAACGATCTCCCCGAAGACATCGCAGAGTTCGCCGAAGAAGGCGACCAGGCCGAGGTCATTCGATTGTTTCAGGAGTACGAAGCGCTCAGCGATCAGACCAAGGAGCGCATGAAAAACACGACGGCGGCTAAGTACGTCGCCCGCCACCTCACGAGAAAGGAGGCGTAAGCGATGGCACTTTCCGCACGATCCGATTGGACCTATCTCGCGACCAGCGACATCATGGAAGTGATCGTCTCTGACACCGTAGAGGTTTTCGATGGCGCCCTCGTATCTCTTGACAACTCGGCCGGTGAACTCATTCTCGCCGGGACCGACGTAGCCGATGATGTCTTCATTGGCGTCGCTATCGTTAGCGACACTAGCGGCGACTCTGTTACCGGGAACACGGGTAACACCGTTACCTGTAAGGTCGACGTTGGCGGCCGGACGATTCGTAGCGTCGCTGTTACCGGTGTTTCAGCCGAGACGCACGTCGGCGACGCCGTTTGGGCTTCCGACGATCAGACGCTAACCCTCACCGCCGTTGATTCTGGCAACCGCGTCGGGGTGGTCACGAAGTGGTATTCCGGAACGACGTGCGATGTAGCACTCAAAAACGGAATCGACAATCTCATGGATCCCCTGAGCTAAGGAGGCATAGATGCCTGGTCAACCAATTGGCGCTGGTGCCTCGCTCAATACGGCACCTCTTCAGTCTTCTATGCTCGACACCTACGACGTCGAGTACGAAGCATCGCGAGAAATGCTCGCGAAGTTTACAGATTTCGTCACGTCGGCTCCTGACCGCGAGTCGAAGTACGTTTATTTCGAGAGCGTTCCGGCGCTCAAGTATCAACCGTATGACACGCCGATCTCGGTCGGGTCGTACACGTCCGTACAGTACACGGTCGAGAACTACATCTACTCGACGCGCATCCCGTGGTCGAAGTGGGACGAGGCCGACGACCAGACAAACGCGATGCTCAACCATGCCGAGGATATCGGCTCGCGAGCGGCGCAGATCATCGAAGAGCTGGTCTTCCAGGTCATCAACGGAACGACGGATGCGGACCTGCTCCAGTCGATCCCGAATGCAGCGGACGGTTCGGCGCTGGTCATCACATCGACACGCTTCGGCCGCTCGGGTGGTAACAGCGTCGCGGGTGCCACACCGACGACGGACGCATTGGCGATCACCAGGTTCTATAGTGCGCTTCAGGTGTTCACCGAATTCCAGGACACCGAAGGAAAGAAGCTTCACTCGGGAGCCAAGATCAAGGCGGCGCAGTGTATCCTTCTTACAAACGAACTCGATCGCGCTGTCTGGGAATCCGCATTCATCAACACGCAGATTGACGGCTCGGCTGGCGGCAAATCGAACGTTCTCCAGCTCAGCGGCAAGAACCCCGACATGGAGTTCAATACGCTAATCGATGACAGCAAGGCTTTTGTAGCGCTCAAGAGCGGCAAGCCTGCGATGCTCGTTCAGGAGCGCACGCCGTTCTCGACGGTACGAGCCGACGACAATAATTCGGACACCGCACGCGACATCGGCCAGCACTCGCTTCAGGGCGAGATGCGCGTTGGTATCGGTGCGAATGTTCCATATTCGTTCTGCCAGAACGTGAATTCCTAATCCTTCCATGTCTCAGCCAGGGGACCCGGTGATGTCCCCTGGCTACTCCTTTCACAATAGGAGACGGTAAATGTCTCAGGTAACAGCACGGAAGAGCTCAAGGGCAGTAACGTCCGAGCCTTCGACCCCGAAATCGATCTATCGCGAAGAGTACAAACGGACCCGCGAATGGTTCGCCGGTCTGCTCGGTTTCGACATCGAGACCCCTAAGCTACCCGACGAAGCAGATTCCCCATGGCACTTTGTGCCGAGCGCATCGCGTATCGTTGGGCCGCTAACCTTCGTCCACAAGTCGAACCCGCTCGAACGCCTGGACAAAAAGCGCCTGCGTACCAGCGTCGACAAGCCTGGCCACTATTGCCATCTAACGTTTGCGCAGATCGAGCAAGCGCTGGCAGAGCTTCATCGGCATGTGGTGCGTGTGGAGCTCGCGAACAAGCAGCGCGAGTACGGCGAGACGATCCCATGGCGAAGCCGAGGTCGGCCGCCGCTGGGTGGGTCACGCAAAATCGAGCTCGACGAGCGCTGCGTTCCGGTCTCGATGTTCGCGGTGCTTCTACCTCGTGGCGATCCGCGCATCCCGATCGACATGGACTATCGGTCGATTGAAGGTGATCGGCCGCCGACGATCGCGGACCTTGAGCCGGGTATTCTCAAACAGACGGTGGACGAGTTCGAGTTCTCCGAACAACACGCCGTTTGGCTTCCCCCGAGATACAAGTAAACCATGGCCATTGCCGAAGACGACGTCAGAGACATCATTGACCGTGTCGTTTATGCGTGGAAGCAGTATCAGGACTTTTTGACCGATACAGGCGGTGAGCACTTCACCGGCTCCACGAGTAGCCTGGAGCATGATTTCCGTACGCAGATCCATGATGAGTTCACGAACCGCGTAGGAATCGAAGCAGGCTTTGAAGGGCTTCGTAGTCTCCTCGCAGGTGCCGAGGAAGAATTCTCGAACGTCTTCGACCAGGCCATCGTCGAATACGCTCGATATTTGAACCTTGTAGAAACGGACGTCGACACGATCCTGCGGAGGATGTACGACGATTTCATCGATCGAACACAGACGGTTCGATCTCGCGGATTTACGCACAATGATCCCGGCGCGATCGCTGGAGGTGGCAATGGCGTCGTCTACAAGTTCCATGTCATGCCGAATGGGGACGTGATCGAGAACAGCCATGCAGAGACTAAGACGATCCGATGCATTCAGGACGGCGGCTCAGGTTCGACGATCCATGAAGAGCTATTCGAAATCGTCGGACAAGATGCGGAACGGGACGACATCAACCGCATCGGCTCCGGTAGTAGTACGACGCTGTCAGCGGTATCCGGCCTGTCGACGTCGCAGCTAATCGAGAACCCATCTTTCGACGAAGGGACCAGTGGGACGGATCTCACTGGGTGGACGTTTTTGAGCGGCTCGTTGGCGTCGAACACGGCCATCGGCTCGACGTCCCCAGCGCCGTACCGTACCTACTTCGGCGCAGCATCCAGCAACCGGCTCGAGTTCACGACTGGCGGAGACGTGACGATCGAGCAGGATTTGATCGATCGCGGAATTAGCTTCCGCTCGGATACGCCGGTCTTTCTTTCTCTGCGCGTTTACGTTCCAGCCGTTCTATCTGGCGGGACTCTTACGATAACGCTCGGTGACCAGTCGCACGCGGTGACACTTACCAGCCTGACAGATGACACATGGACGACGGTAATATTCGGCTCGGGTTCGCAGACCGCAGGCGGCACGAAGAACTGGTTCGATAACTTCCGCACCTCTGGCGAGCTCAAGCTAAAGATAGCGTCCGCGTCCCTGGCTGGCGGCTCGGTCTACATCGATGACTTGTGCATGCAGGAGTTCCACCCGTTCGATGGCTCCTGGTGGGCTATCCTCGGCGGCTCGAATGCTTTTGTGCAGGACGACGAGGCGACATGTGCGGACACATCGACCGACGCAGGAATGCTTCAAACGTTCCTGTTCAAAAAGAAAGGTTTCTTCTTTCCGCATCTCGGCGCCGCTGAAACCTGGTCCGATCCAACGGGTACACCGTAATGGCTCTTTCTGACCGAGTTACCGAACGATACCGCGACGATACGACGCTTGTGCAGCTCACGCAGCACGATGACAACCTGTCGACCGTCGATACGACGGTTCTCGGTTATGCCGCTGACGACGTCGAAGGCTGGTTTCTGTCGGAGCTCGGATTCGCTTACGACGAGACACGGAAAGAACATGTTGCAGTCGCTGTCCAGGGTGTCGTTCTGACACTGCGAACGTGGCACTCGACCGCAAACCCGGACGACGACCAGCGGCTCGAGGATTGGCGCAAGGGTACGCTGAGGGGCTTACGTCGTCGGCTCGGTGCTAAGACATCATCGGAGCTCACACCGAGCGACGAGAACCCGACAGGCGGCACGGTTCGGCCGCGCTTCGATCGGCCGGACTTCAATGACTTTGTCCCCGGCAATCGAGGCAACGCATGGCCGAACAGAGACTGACGCTCGAAGAGATCCAGTCGCGATTCCGCGACATGCGACCGCTCTTGACGCAGCTCGGCGCCGCTGGTATCGCACGCGCGCAGCGAGCGTTCCGCGAGAAAAGGTACGGGAACACCCGGTGGCCGACACGTTATCCCGGCATGCCGGAACCGTTCATCAATATCGCGGCGGCGCTATCGGATCTTAATCGCGGGTTTTTTGTGCGACCGCAGCGCTTCGACCGCGAGCCGGTTCTCCGTGGTCTCTCAGGTGGTGGCGGTATGCTGGCGTCAGTCAACGCGGGAATCGAAGGTCGGGATACTGTGTGGGTCGGCTGGAAGAATGGACCGGCCGCATCCTACGCGGGAAAGCATCAACTAGGAGAGCGCGATTCACAGCCGATTAAATCGGTCGCAAAGAAGAAATATCGCGAGCAGCTTAAAAAACTGAGCGGTTCGAAACGCGAAGCGCTTCAGAGGATGGGATTCGTCGAAGAGGAACGGCGACTCGTGACCCGCGTTCACGCTCGTCCGTCGGTCGGCTACGCGGCTCGCGTGCACCAGGAAGATGTCCGAGAATTGATCTCGGCTTACGGTGAAGGCAGGGAGCTTTAGATGGCCACGGCCGACACCAAGAAAACCTTCAAGCTACGCGGCTCGTTAGTCAAGGACCCGACGGACCTGACCGCGGCATTCCCCCATGGCGGTACAGCGCTCGGTCTGGTCGGTGATTTTAAGATTCAGATACAACCACGCGCGAAAGCGATCGTGACGGCCGAAGAGTGGGGTGGCGTCGAAGTCGGCTCATCCTACCAGGCCGACATGGTCAAGCTTGCCGGTGTCCTGCGCGAGTTCGACAAGGACGCTATTCAGCAATGCTTCGCGAACACGGTAGAAGGGACAGTCACGCAGAACCGCGGCATTCGTGAGACGCTGACGAGTTCGGGACTCAAACCAGGTGAGGACACAGCCGCCAAAGCGTTTAAGGTTCTGATCGCTCCGGAAGACCCGGATCACGTTCCGGGGTTCTTGCTCTACAACGGAGACCCCCACCACAAGGAATTGACGTCGATCAACGTAGGACCGACGGAGGCATGGGGAATACAGATAGGGTTCCTCGGTCTACCCGATGCATCGTTTCGCATCTATGCGCACGAATTCCTTTCCGACATGGACATCTCATGAACAACGTTTTGAACATGATCGGGCTTTCGAAGCTGGAGCCGAAGGATTCCGAGCAATCCGCACAGCTCAAGACGCTAGCGCGTGACACCTATCGGCTATGGCTGAGAGCGGGGACGCCACCGTTCCACGAGTTTTATCGGCTGTCGCTCGAAGAGCAAACACAGTTATCGGAGGCCGGAGACGCGCATCGGGTCGCGGAGCAAACTCGGCTTGCCGTTTTCATCGTCAACGAAATCGAGGCGAAGCTGGCCAGCATGGCAGCGCACGCAGGTGGACCCGTCGAGGAAGGCGTCGAAGAAGCGCTCGATGACGCACTAGAGAAGGTCGGCTGATGGACGAGCTCCAGGCATTACGACAGGTCAAAGACAAGCTCGAGTCGGCGGTATGGCCATCGTCGTCGAACGTGGTGTTCCCGTCCGTCGTCATCAGCGCGGGACCGGTCGAGACTGCGATCGGCAATCGCTTGCGCCTGCCGTGCGCCGTGCTCATCCCCGGCGCCGGAAGCGCTGACCCGGATTTCCGTAACGACGCGCCTGGAATCCTACAAAGCGAATTCGTTGTCAGGCTGTACACGGCGGTACATGGAGACGATACCGGGGAGAGACCCCTACTCGGTGCGAACCGCACTTCGGAAATCAAATCCGCAGGAATGGGTCTCCTGGAGATCCAACGCAGATTGTACGCGGAGCTCGCGGACTTGGGACCATCGGACGGGATCGAGGCCAACGCGTACTCACGTGGTCCGTCGATCGGCGAGTCGATAGAGGGGCTCGGGTACCTGGTATCGCGCGATTACGGATTCATCGCAGCGATCGACACCGAGGCGGAATACCCGCCAGCGATGGATCTTGTCGGGACCGGAATCGGCGGGACTCAAATCGCCTGGTCGTGGAAACAACCGGCTGCGCGATTCGACCGGATATCCACGGTCATCATGCGCTACTCCGCGGGCTCCACGGCCCCAGCTACATCGACGGATGGTGTTGGGCTCAGCCCTGACACGGCGGTCTCGCACCTACAAACCGGCCTGAGCGCTGGCGCGCATTCGGTCTCGATCTTCCAGGGCTACGACGAACGCACAGCAACCCCGACCAACGTTGACCATGTGTCGGCCGCGGTATCGCGTACGGTGACTCTCTCCTAATGCCGCTCCGGATCGACGATGCCATAGTCCGAGTACAGGTTGACGCCGACAGCGTTCAGCAGCGCCTTGACGCGATCCGCGAAGCGGAACGGGAATCAGTACGCGCAGCGGATAAAGAAGCTCGTGAGAACCTGAAGAAGGCGTCGGAGGAAGAATCGAAGAAGCAGGAGAAGAAAGCGCAGAAAGACACGCGCAAGGGCTCAGGGCTGGCAACCGCTGGGAAGGTTGGCTTGGCTGTCGGCGCTGCTTCGCTTGTGGTTGATAAGATCGCTCCTTTCGTGCAGGGAATCTCCGATATGTTCGTCAATGGAGTGCTTTCGGAGAAGGTCGCGAACACCGTTAACGGCATTGTCGATGGGGCTGTTTCGGCTGTTCAGAGCGGAACAGATGCAGTCAAGGTCGAAACGAAAGCCGGGTTCGAAGCGATCAAACCAACATTCGACGTGCTCATGGCCAGCGAGATTTTAGGAAAGCATGCCAGTTCCGAAAAGGCTTTGGAGTTCTGGAACCGTGAACGTCAATGGATATCGTTCCAGAACCGCATGCGCCTTAACGGGGAACGTGCTTACTTGCGAAACTCTGGTCAGGCGATCGGCCGGATTATAAATCGAGGCGTGCTCGGAAGGTGACGTATGGCTACAGCACCAAGATCATTTTCAGTCACCTACAACGGGGTCGCAGTCGGCTCGACAGCAGGCCGCCAGATCACCGCCGAACGTTCTCCGATAGTCTTCTCGGAGGACGAGGCCAACGGCGAGTTCCGCCTGGAGTTTGATTACGTCGTTCGCGCGAGCGCTGAAGCCGCGTACAAGACCGACATCGGGACGATCAACACGGCCTACCGTACACCGCACAAGGACCTGACGGTAGCGATGGGGGACGGTTCGACGTCGTCGAATCTGTTCGAGTTCACCGCCGACGGAAGTTCGGGACGGCTCTACATTGATCCCGTTGTTACGATTTCCAAGCCTGGATCAAAACACGATTCGGCGCGATCCGGCTTATTCCATTTCGCGCTAACGGCCGGGCTGCCGCAGGATCAGCGAACGTCGAACGGCTCGAGCGGGTATCGAAATGGAACGGTGTCCGTTGACACGACACCCGAAGGCCGCCGCACGGTGACGATAGCAGGCGAGTACACAGCGGTCGGAACGAACGACGCACGCACGCAGCTGTCGAACCAAATCAGCGCACGAGAGACCGCGGTGCTCGAGGCGATCGGTGGAGCCGATTCGAACTGGTTCCTCGCCGAAGATGTCTCCGGGGACGTTGACGATACGCGCGACGGTGCCGACGCGGGCCGCGGTTCCGTCGTCAGGTTCACGCGGATTTATCGCGAACAGATGGTATCGGAGCCAGGCGCGGACCATGAAGGCCTACTCTCTGGCGCGACGTCGCTACTGAACAACCGCGATCTCGTCAATCCGTCATGGAAGGTAGAACGCACGACGGCGGCACCGCTCGAGGAGCTCAAGCTACGGAAGTTCGTATCGGCGACGGTGACATTCGAGACCGGTGTGGCGTTCTCGCGTGTCTCTGGCCTGGCCGGTCTAAAAAACCTCTGGGAAAACACGATCCTGAACTTCCTGATCGCTGAAGCTCGCGTCGTACTCGGGACCGCGGCTACGGGGATTTCCGAGAATTCCCCGGAGTTCGACCCGGTCGATAACCGCATCTCGGCTACGCTAGTCGTCAACGCTGCGGCGCTGGGTGGCTTGCCGATCTCGATGAACATCCAGATCCAGGACACCGAGAAACCCGGACAACTTGCGATACCGGTAGCCGTTCCGAACCCTAACGCAAAGATCGAGTATCAAGGACCAGGCGAGTACATCAGGCGCATCACGATCACATCGACGCACTTTGATATACCGCGCGGTCGGCCGCTCCCGAACAAGCGACGCATGCCGAAGCAGGCCGGTCGAATCGTCCGGCTGGATGATTTCTCGGCGGAACGCGAGGCGCTTGGGGAACGTGGCGATTCGCTGCAACTCATCACGACCGTGCAGACGATCGAGTTTGAATACTTCAACCCGGTCGGAGCGAATGGACAGGCACCGATAAAACCGGTCGGTGAACCGCTCGATGCGGTGAGTGATTTCTTTGGTCCTGATCGTCCGGATGTCGGACTCGGTGCTCCTGACCGAGGGCTCGGTCTTGGTGCGCCGCAACCGAATAGGCCGCGGGTACCTGTCGGGGGTCTCTGATGTCGATCGCCACAGCCGCAGGCCGGCGAACGTTGATGGGTATTCCGGAAGATCCGGATGACTCATTTCACCCGCCTGATACTCGTCACTTTCTTTTTCTCGCGATCGGCCTGACGTTCGACTCGTCAGTAACGACATCGGGAAAAGGTGACTCGGTTCAAAAGAATCGGCGGCCGATCGGTGGAGGCGCAGGGGGTCCGAACCCAGCGGCGGCCGGTGCGCAGCAAGCCGGTGTGCTTCCGCGTGGTGCATGGCTCGACGGCATCCCGCTCATGCATGACGCGACGATCCAATGGTCGCTTAAGGAGGGGATCGACCCGGTCATCGAGACCTTCGATATAGACCCGCAATTCTTAGGTCACTTCGTGGCGCGAGCTGCGGATAAGAAGCCGATCACGCTCGCGATCGTCTCAAACGATACCGTCGCAACGTTTCGCGAGCTCTGGGTCATCGGGTTTCCCCCGAGCTCGAATCGACATCTCGCGCGTGTCGAGATCGCCGACCGCCGCTGGTTCTGGAAGTCGCGGATTTGTCTAAGGCGTATGAACATGCGCCGCAAGGCTGGTGTACGCAGAGTTCAGGACCCCGCAGCGAAAGAGCTAGCAGCCAAGGAAGTAACACTCGAGAAAATCGAGTATGCGCGTTATTCGCTCAGGCATCCCGAGGGTGCCGTAAGGGCTTCGAAGTGGACGGCACGCGATGCTCTGAAGTCGGTTCTACGCGATGCCATGGGTGCGGAGGAAGAGGTCCGTGGTCGAATACCTCGCGGAACGATCGTCGTCCCACCAGGAATCGGCCGCGGTCAGAGACAGGCAATGCGTCAAGCGCCGCTGGAGAATGTCGAGCTCGACGACAGAGCCGACGACGCCGTAGCGCGCATGCTCGAGTATATCCCCGGCGCGGGTATCTTCATCGACGCCGATGGCAAGGTGGTTGTCTATCAGAAGGCAACGCGAGCCGACCGAACTATCCGCAATCGTCTCTTGCCGCACAAGGAGGGCAAAGGACAAAGCGCGGTCGCCGATATGTTCGCGCGTCGTCCGAGGTCGGTACGGGTCTTCTTCACGTACGAAGTGGAGGTTCGTTTCGATTATAAATCAGAAGGATCTTCTGGTGGTACTGCCGTCGTTGTCATGACGGAAAAGCAGCGCGAAGTAAATCGCCGCATGCAAAACGTTCTCGATATCCCGGACGCTACGCTGCCGATTCGAGCGATGGTCAATGACCAGATGGACACGGTCAATTACGCTCAAGGAAACTGGGTGCCGATCGATGAACATCTATTCACGGCTTGGGGTGCTACTCCAATCGGGGGAGGGGGTCTAAACGATCAAACGATCCGTCGTGCATTCATCCCCTATGTCGGACTCTGGGAAAAGGTCGTAACGATGGGCCTTGCCGATCCGGATGCGGATTGGGGTGCACGCGTCGGCAAGCTGATCCAGCACTGGCGCAAGACCTTTCGTCTACCGCAGCGATGGATGGATCGGACGCTCTCAATTGAGGCGTATCGCGTCAGCACGCTCGATCGCGCTACTGGCTCCCGTGCGCCTGCGAGTGCTTATACGGACTTCTACGTAGTTCCAGGACAACGAGCCTTCCATGTGGGCTTGGGTGTCGGCGCAAAACTGCGTGCAAACCTCGGGGGACCGGTGCTCGGGTATCCCCGGCTTAATGGAGTATGGCCAGATAACACGAAGGCAAGCCCGTTCAGCGTCAGCATCGAGGACGCAGACCAAGGAATTATTTCGTTCGATTACCTGCCGCATCCGTCGTTCCTCGAGACCGAGATTCTCATGGGGACGATCGAATCTGCGAAACGTCCGAATGGCCGCATCGGAACGAGCGCTGGCAATGGTCCGCCTGCGTGGGATATCACTTGGTCAACCGGTACGATTCCGGAGCTACAAGCCGACTGGGGCATCGCGACAATCCTGACGTTGACCCCAGCGGCGCCGAACGACACTTCGCAACTATTCATGATCGAGGTTAATCCTGACGACGTCGTCGGCATGGTGCCGCCAGAGGTTGCGGCGAACCTTCAGGGTGCCGACGCAGTAGGACCATCATGGGAAATCCGCGTACCACGATCCGAAGAGACGGCGCGTGTCGCTTGGATTGAAAAGGACGCGGGGAAAATCGTAGCTCTATTTGGTGTCAACGCACCAGCCGAGGAGAAGCTAGGAGACGACAAGCCAGATAAGAATCGGCAACTCGCACGCCAACGCTCAAGGGAAACCGAAAAGCTGATCGTGAACCTTGAAAGCGGGAACGATCAAGGCGCCGCAGGCCTTAAAGAGATCGCTTTGGCATTCGCCGCGAACGTCTACACGCAGCACGCGAACCGCGTGATGGGACAGATCGAGGGGCATCTACAACCGGGGCTGGTGGTTGGCGCGGACCCGACGGTGGTTGGTGGGCCGCAGCACAAAGGCGTCGGACCGGCTGGAGCGCTCGGCGAGGTGGTGTTCGAGCTGCACCCGAACGGCGAGGGGTCGAGCTCTGCGGCATTCCCCGAGCACTTGCCGCAGGTGCCGATGTGGAGTTTTCTTGACGACGGCACCCGTAAAACGCTGATGCGAATAGTCGGAGATAGAGCGACGTGAGCCACGACGGCGACTCAAGACGGAACATCGGCGGGCCGGGAATTCTCCCGCTCAGGTCTACGCACTTCGACACTCGTGGCGACACGATCGAGATGCGGACGTCGGTGCTCGCCTACGAACAGGCAGAGACGGCGCCGCCGAGTGACGGAGGGCTATCGATCCCCGCTCTACTATCGGTCGGCGACATTAACGGCGGCATGCTCTGGCGCAAACCGCTCGCGGGTGGTGGTCGCGACATCTCGATGTGGCGATTCATCCATCCGTGCATGCTCGGAGAACCGGACCCGCCACCACCACCGAAACCGCCGAACCCGCCAGGTCGACCGGGTATCGATGTCGGCGTCGGTGGAGCTCCTCGGCCGCCTGTCGGCGGTGGCATCGAGGTCGGGGGAAAACGCAAGGCGTTGAACCCACTCGCGCCACCGAAGCAGCGTGCAGGCGCAGGACAGCCGGATGGCGGTGGTGCGGTAGCCGAGGCAAAGCCGCATCGTCATCAGCGCGAACCGACGCGCGTTCTGGCTCCTCGCGGGAACTGTCCACCGATTCCCGATTTCGACTGGTTCGGCGTCGAGAAGGTAGGCGGCGCGTTCAAATACGAAATCGATCGGCGGCTCGAGGCGAAAAGTATGTTTGTGCCGCAGGGACGACTCGGCCGACAGTGGCCGCTCTTCCCCAAGAATTACCTCTGCATGGCGGTGCCGTCGAACCTCGAACGCGAGCAACAAGACCTTGTTTTTCCGGTCGACCCTCGGCTGATCGCGATGAACGCGGTCGGTAGTGATCCGCAAGTCGGATCGCTCGTTTGCGAGATGAAACAGAACAACGAAGGGGAAATTGACGACGAGGTGTGTCAACCGCTCCAAGGTTGGCTTAAGGTCTCACCGGGTCCGATGGATGGACCGTGCGCCAGGCACTTCCCACGCGGGCCACATCCGATGCTGGTCATCAACAAAAGCCAGTGCGAAGACGTTCTCGGGGGTTGGTTCTGGGATAACCCATCGGGGAACGACAATGTTCCATGGGCGAATCCGGTCGCCGGTCATGTCTCAGGGTCTTTCGGTGGACTTCTCAACACAGGTCCACCCGGAGACTTTCACGCGCTGGGGAACTCTGAGAAAGACGGAACGATCCGCAACCCGATGCACATGAACGGGAATGCGTTCTGGATCTTCGGTGCCTACAACTACGCGAAGGACATCAAGGACGGCGGCAAGACCGACGGCAACGGGACCGGCGATGGACCCTTGAAGCACGATCACGAGGATGAACACAAGATCCCCGAGAAGGGACCGGAACGCATCCCGGTCGAATTCGTTTGGAATACGCATTCCGATCTCAAACACGAGCACCCGTGTGCGCCTGGTCGACCGCTCCTGAACGGCCGCCACCATTGGACGGCGTGGATCGATCACGGAGACAGTTATAAGCCACCCTACACGCCGGAGCGGTCACCACAACCACCGCCGGTAATACCGCCAGGCGGGACGCGAGACTTCGACCCCGGTGGCGATTGGCCTGGTGTTGGGGACGTACCACCGAAACCGATCTACCCTCGATCGCCTGATTTGTTCGATCCAGGTGTCCCCAGCGGTATACCCGGAGTTCGCAAGAGCCGGCCGCAGATTCAGGACAAGGGGACGCTACGCACGCCGCGCATCTTCGTGGAGTGCATGCGCGAAGGTGCGTACCCCGGAATCCTTGCAAGGCCGCAGCATTTCGGCACGAACGCCAGAGACTTCCGGAACTGGAAAAACCCCGACGAGGCCGAGTACCACACGGAGAAACTACAAAAGCCGATCACCGCACGCCTGGAGGCTTTCGGCGCGCAACGGGATTCGACTTGGGATTACACCCACCAGCCGAACACGACAGGCCGTTACGCGCCGCTCGGAACGGCTGATGGTGGGTTCGTGCTCTTGCCGCCGGAGGTATCGCTGGAGGAAGCGCGCGACGGGACCGAGCCAGGGACGACATCCGACTCGTCATTTGTGATGGCTGACGGTACCGAGTTTGGTTTTGGGAAACCTTCGACCTTATACGGCAAGCTCGGAACAGGGTACTCTATCAGGCACGATCCGACGGCTGACCATCTCCAGATTTTCAAGGTAACGTCGACTCCGTCTGCTCGGTCATCATCGGGTCGATTCGTTTTCGGCGATGATCTCGAGGTGCAATCCAGCGGCAAGGGAATCGTCGTGACTGACTCGGGAGATGGGAATCGTTACAGGATCCGCACAAACAACGGGGCCATCACAGTCGATGCGCTATAGGGTGAACCCTGATGAGTGAAGAGAGACACGACATTTCGCGCGAGGATTGCATCCTTTTTTGGAATCTATTACAGGGCGCATGGGCCAGCGGGTTCTTTCAAGATCCTGACGCACGCAAGAGAGCCGTCGAGACCGAGCAGCGGCTACAGAGTATCGTCGATCCTAAACCGGTCGAGACCGATGGGACTGCGTGATCTGGGGGAGGGATCTGTTGGCCAAGAAAAACAAGGACGACCAGAACCATGACGACCCCCGACGGCTCGGATATTGGATTCGCAAAGGTGGCGGATACGGCGGAATCGTTGCCGCGATTCTCGTCATGTACGGAGACTACACCGACCGCGGACACCAGCTCGAAAGGCTCGATGGAGATATCGGAGCCATGCAAAACACGATCGAGAAGCACGCCGAACGCATCCGCGAAATCGACTCCCGCGAGCAACAGGATCGTTTCGTTATCGAGACTTTGCGAGCAGCGATTGCAGAGATGCGCCGTAGTATTAATGAGCGGGATCGTTAGCGCTGGAATCGTCGCCTGGGTTCTGCGATCGGTGCTCTGATCGCAATATCTTGAGCTCTACCAGCTCGGCTGAGACCTCGTCGAGCAGAGCATCGATGAACGCTTCGGCGAGCTGTTCGATGGTTTCGTCGTTCTCGCAGCGATAGCCGCGCAGGAGCTCGAGCAGGGTTTCGGCGGCTGGTCTCATAAGGATTTCGAGTAGTTGTCTCGGGTGTAGAGGCGCATGTAACAGCGCGTGCAAAACCCGTGCGCCTGGTGCCGACGCTCCGTCGATCCGCAGTATCGGCAGCGGTGGTATCGTCGCGACCATCGA